CGCCCTCTTTGCCAAGGTGAAGGCCGAGGCCTTCTTCCTCGTGCTGCTCGCCGTCGCGGCGGTCGGCGCCTGGCTGTACGTCCAGTACCGCCAGGTCAGCGCCGACCGCGACGATCTGCAGCACCGTGCCGAGCTGATCTGCGCAGGGTCGGGCACCGACTTTGCCGCGATCGGAAAGACGGCGCGCGGCGTGCGCTGCGCCCAGACCGTCGCCGGCCTCGTCAAGTTCAAGGGCGACAGCGACCAGCTCGCCGCGGCGACGCTCGCCCAGGCGATGGCCGATCACGACGCCCGACAGAACAACGACACCCGCGCCGCGCGCGCTGCTGCCGAGGCAGCAAGCTCGGCCGCACAACGAATGGAGATGGCAGATGCGCAAGCTGAACGGACGAACCTTGTCGATCGTGACTGGTTTCGCGCTGTCAACGGCGTTGCCGGCCTGCGCGCGGCACGCTGAGGCGCCGCCCGCGGTCGTGTCGACGCCGATCGTCGTGAAGGTGAAGGACGCGCCGCCTGCCGAGCTGCTGCGGTGCGCGGATCGGCCCGAGGGACTGCCCGAGGATCCGGCGCTGATCGCGCAGATCCCGACGCGGATCCGCGCCGGAATCATCCGCCTTGCGCGATCCTTCGCTGCCAACGCCGACCACCTCGACCGCCTTATCAACTGGAACACGCCCGCCGCGTGCCCGTCGCCCAAGGGATAAGACATTGATCGGTAATCAACGCACCCTGAGCGATTAGCAGAGTTATTGCCAATACTCGTCCGCAATAGTGTTGGCAAATATTTGTGAAGCTGATCGTCCTCTGGTCAATTTCATAACCATTCCAAAGACCGACATGAAAGGAGGTGATTTCATGCGTTATTGGCCAGTTGGTAAACCCGTCCGTTGATCGATGCGCCCGGTTCGCAAGAGCCGGGCGACATCTTCTGCCAATGCAATACACCCCTGGGAGGAAGGACGTTCGTTGAAGAAGCCGGAAAGCCTGCGGCAGACGCTGCAGATGTTCGTGCCCGCGCTCGCGGGGGATCCATCCAAACTGTCGATCTTCGTCGACAAGGGGCGGATCGCGGCGGGCGCGGGATCGCTCAGCCTCGAATATCGCTACACCGCCAATATCGTCGTGCAGGATTACGCAGGCGACGTTGACGATCTTATGGTGCCGATCCTCGCATGGATCGCGCAGCACCAACCGGACCTGTTGCAGCGCACTGACCACGAGCCATTCCGCTTCGAGTCCGAGCTGCTCGACGCGGAAACCGCCGACGTGTCTATATTCATCGACCTCGACGAAGCCGTGCGCGTGTCGGCGAAAGTGGGCGGCGGGTTTACAGCCGAGCGCGCAGATCCTGCTAGCGATGCTGACAGCTTTGGGATCGGATGCGTACCCTTGTGGCAATTCCTCATGGGTGTCGATGTCGTGGCCCAGACCGGTGATCCACATTTCGTGGACAACCAGTGAGCGACTTTGCCGACGTCGAAGCACTCGCAGGCGCGCTGCTGCGCCGTGTCGATGCCGGCGAACGCAGCAAGATCCTGCGCGTCATGGCGCGCACGCTCCGCAGCAGCCAGGCGCTGCGTATCGCGCGTCAGCAGGATCCGGACGGCCAGCCTTTCGCCGCGCGCAAGGCGCAACCCTCTGGTCGGCTGCGACGCGGCGGGACGATCAAGCGCAAGGCCATGTTCCGCAAGCTCCGCAACATGTTCAATCTGAAGGCGGGATCGGCCGACACCGAGGCATGGGTCGGGTTTAGCGGGCGCGCTGCGCGGATCGCGCGCGTGCATCAGGAGGGGCTCGAGGATGCCCCGGCTAAGGGCGCGAAACCAGTTCGATACACGCGGCGCGTACTGCTTGGCGACACTGAGGCGGAGCGCCAGACGTTGCTTGATATTGTATTTGCGCACGTAGCCAGCTTAGAAGGCAGGTGACAACATTCTATCGTCATGCGCCAATTTACGAACAAGCCGTTTTCTGATTGGGGCGAAGGGCACAACGTCTCCATACACCCCAATTTTTCTATATGGCACTGCACAGCCCAAAACGGATATCTTTCCAGAACAATAGACCATTGGCAGACATAGTAATTGCCGACGAAGGATAGTTTATGGCCTTAGACACAATTGCAAATCTCATTGTATCAGGATCTTCGGCGTTAATAGCAGGTGCGGCATTACGTGTAAGCTATTTGCAGGGTGTTGGCTTGAAACCAATTGCCTTGGTAACTGGGAGCACGATAGACGGCGTTCCCCAGACCAAATATTTTCGAATTAGATTAGAATTAGATTTTTGGAACCGTCGTAAACATCCGGTTTTATTGAAAAACATAGACGTGCACGCGGAAGGCATAGAGCCTCGCGAGGCAATTTACCCCGACGAACGATTTAAGGATGAAATGATATGGGCGGGCAGCTTCGGCTGGAAAGCGCTCGATGAGGTCATAGATTCTGCAAAGAGGTCCAATCACGTTGTGGATATATACTTTGAACACAGTAACTTAAAAAAACTTCGAGCAGAGTTCAAATTCAGAATAAGATGCTACGATCCTATTAGCACTCAAGATTATTCAGTTACGATCAACGAGAAGTTTATGAGTGGGGGGCTTGGTTGGAAGACGGGCGACGGAGGTGGTGTACGAGACTCTTTTGAAAATCATCTAATAGAAAGCGCGATTAGAGAGCAAAAACTCCCCTCTCGAGTACAGCGACCCTTAGGTATTTAACAAACCAACCTTAAACGGGTATCTGAGGATTAGTAAGCTCGACCACCGTTAGGTGTTGCGCGATTCCTTCAATCGCGCGCTTTTTGCTGCCGATCAAACGGCTGACTACATCGTCGATATGCCTAAAGCCTGTATGTCTCGTAGACTTCCTTTTCCCTGAAATATCGACCGGGTGTGAAATCCCATCCCACACCCAAGCATGATAGCGCTGCCCTGACCTAACCGACGACATGGCCAGATGGCCGATCCGTCCACCTTCACCGCTGTCGACCTGTCGCGCCTGCCGGCGCCTACCATCGTCGAGACCCTCGATTTCGACACGATCTACGGGCAGATGCTCGCCGCCCTGCAGGCGCTCGTGCCGACGCTCGATGCGACGGTTGAATCCGATCCGGTCATCAAGCTGCTGCAGGTCGCCGCCTACCGCGAGATGCTTCTGCGCGCACGGGTCAACGATGCCGCGCGCGCGGTCATGCCGGCTTATGCGCTGGGCGCTGATCTCGATAACCTCGCCGCTCTGATGGGCGTCGTCCGCCTCGTCATCACCCCCGCAAATGCAGTAAGCGGCGCCCCCGCGGTCCTCGAAAGCGACGACGACTTCCGGCGCCGCCTGGTGCTCGCCCCGGAGGGATATTCGGTTGCCGGGCCCGAGGGTGCGTACATCTTCCATGCGCTGTCGGCGTCGCCGGACGTGCTCGACGCCAGCGCCACAAGCCCGGCGACCGGCGAGGTACGGGTAACCGTGTTAGCGCGCGGCGGGAACGGCATCGCATCGCCCGTCCTGCTCGACACGGTCCTCAAGTATGTGTCGGCCGAAACCCGCCGCCCGCTCACCGATCGCGTCACGATCCGCTCAGCGGAAATCGTCGAATATGCGGTCGACGCGGAGATCACGACCTTCGCCGGCCCGGATGGTTCGATCGTCATCGTCGAGGCGCGCAACCGGCTTGCTACCTATATCTCCAACTCGCACCGCCTCGGCCGCGACATCACGCGTTCGGGGATCTTTGGCGCGCTTCACACCGAGGGCGTGCAGAATGTCGTGCTCACCAGCCCGGCCGCTGACATCGTGCTCGATCGCACCCAAGCTGGCTGGTGTACCGCGGTTTCTGTCATTCATGCCGGGCTGGGCGAATGACGCTGCTGCCGCCCAACGCAAGCGTACTCGAGCGCGCGATCGAGACGACCATGGCGCGGATCGGCGACATTGCCGTCCCGCTGCGGTCCTTGTGGAGTCCTGATACCTGCCCGGTCGATCTGCTGCCCTATCTTGCATGGGCGTTGTCAATCGACAGCTGGTCGAGCGGGTGGTCCGAAACGGTCAAGCGTGCCCGCGTCCGCCAGGCGCTAGCAATTCAGCGCAGCAAGGGCACGTCCGCCTCGGTGCGCGATGTCGTCGCCTCGTTCGGGGGCGTCGTGGCGCTGCGCGAATGGTGGCAGATGACGCCGCCCGGTGAGCCGCACACCTTCAGTCTGGTGCTCAACCTGACCGATGACGCCGGTGCGCCGGTCGACGCCGCCTTTGCCGATGCCGTCATTGCCGAAGTCTACCGCACCAAGCCGGTCCGCTCGCACTTCACCTTCAGCCAGGCGCTCAGCGCGACCGCGGGCATCGTCCCCGTCGCCGCGGCCCGTCCCGCGACCTTTACCCGCCTCACCATGACCGCCCCTGCGGCCTGACCCGGAGAGATCATGTCGATCACCTTACGCATTACCGACGCCGGCCGCGCCGCCCTGATCAACGCCGCCCATGACGGCACCAATGCGGTGCGGATCGCGAGCGTCGGGGTATCGCCCACGGCCATCGTTGCGGCAGGCGACACCGCAGCACTGCCGGGCGAAGTGAAGCGGATCACGACCGTGTCGGGTAGCTCGGTTGCTGCTGACGTCATCCACCTGGTCGTGCGCGACGAGAGCGCCGACACCTACACGGTGTGCAGCTTCGCGCTCTACCTCGCCGACGGGACGCTGTTCGCCAGCTATGGCCAGCCGACGTCGATCATCGAAAAGTCGAGCGCCGCGCTCCTGCTGCTCGCGGTTGACGCGACGCTCGCCGATATCGCGGCCGAACACATCACCTTCGGCGACGCGAACTTCCTCAACCCGCCCGCGACCGTCGATACCGCCGGCGTCGTCGAGCTGGCGACCGATGCCGAGGCCGCTGCCCTGACCGATGCATTGCGCGCGTTAACGCCGAAGTCGATGGCAGCGATCTTCACTGCCGCGAAGATCCTGTCGCGCCTGCTCGGCGTCGATGGTGCGGGTTCGGGGCTCGACGCCGATATGCTCGACGGGCGGCAGGGCTCGGAGTTCGCGCTGCTGACCGGGGGCACCTTCACCGGCGGGATCACCTTCGGCGCAGGCACAACGTTCAACGCCGGGATGTTTCGCGATCCGAATTTCTATCTGAACCTGCCGAGTGCCACGACCGCGGACATCAGCTTTGATGCCGGCGACGTCCTGCGTTACGACCGCACCGCGAACACCTATTCATTCCTGGTCGACAGCATGCCGGCGATGGCGGTCGGCGCGACAGGGATCAAGCGCGCGGGCAATGTCGTCTGGGATGCGGCCAACGACGGCGGGGGATCCGGCCTCGACGCCGATCTGCTCGATGGCCAGCACGGCGCTTGGTACGCCGACATTGCGGGGCGGCTGGGTTTCACGCCACTGGACAGCAGCATCTATACCCCCGCCAATCTCCTCTCCAAAATCACCACCGTCGACGGCGCAGGGTCCGGTCTGGATGCGGATCTGCTCGACGGGCGGCAGGCGGCAGAGTTCGCCCTCCTCACGGGCGGCACGTTCACGGGAGGCATCACGTTTGGTGCCGGCACGACGTTCAACGCCGGGATATTTCGTGACAGCTATTTCTATCTGAATCTGACCAACGATACGACGGCAGATGTCAGTTTCGATGCCGGCGACGTCCTGCGCTACAATCGCACTGCCAATACCTATTCGTTTCTGATCGGCAGCACGCCCGCGGTAGCAATTGGCACGGCTGGGATCACGCGCGGTGGCAATGTCGTCTGGGATGCCGCCAATGATG